CTTTTCAGCGATGGCCTTGCCTTCAGGAGTCTGCATGAATTGACCGGCGATTTCTGTCTTTCCGACCTCAACCAATCGCATTTCTTCCTCACGCTCTTTCTTGGCCTTAAAGAAAGCGGCCATCTTCTTTTCTTCGGAGCTGGCAAAGGCGGTTTCACCCTTGGCAATCAAGTCCAGTCCTTCCTTGGCGTCTTGCTTTGCTTTTGCGATGGACTCTTGGATCATCGAGATGGCGCCCTGGAGGAGCACCATAGGCGCCGTAAAGCCGAGGAAGATGTCCTTGAACGCGGTCGAGAACTTCTTCTGGATGTCTTCGACTTGCTTCGAGAAGGAGACGACGGCGGTCTTCGACTTCTCCATCGCCTTCGGGACGTCGGAGGTCGTCTTGATGTTTACGGTCAGGTCTTGGGCCATGGGCTCTTTACCCTGCTGGATTGGCAACGGGGGCTTCCCCTTCGCCGGCCTTAAGCTGCGACTCGATGAAGGCCTCCTCCTCGGGCGACATGATCGCGACGTCCGCACCCTTGCGGATGGCCAATGCGGAGTTCAGCCAGATGGCCTGACACTCGGGCATCTCCCACGCGCGCTTCTCCTCGATGCCGCAGGCGATTAGGTTTGCGACGATGGCCAGAGGCCACGGGATGCCCTTGTTCCCAGGGGAGCCCTTCTTCGCGGTCTGCTCCCAGAACTTCGGCCAGTTGTCGACGAGGATGTAGCCGGCGAAGGCCTCGAGCAACAGGTGGAACTTGGCGGGGTTGTCGTTAAGCCGCGAGAGACGCAGGCGGTCAATGATGCCGACGTCGCCTAGTGGCTCCTCGGCGCAGACCTGGCAGGCGAAGAGAAGGTCGGCTGGCGAGACTTCCTTGCCTGGCACGACTAGCGGGGACTCGAAGGCCATCAGGCGCACGCGGTACTTCAGGCACCACGGGTAAAGAGTTCTGCCCAGCAATTTGAACGGCGCTGGGTCAACCTGGCTATTGAGGAAGCGACGATCCACTCCCTTGAGACTACTCCCCTTGCGGGGGTGTCAATTAGTAGGTGATAAGCTCGAAGGACTCAGCAGTCACCGAGACGCTGACGAAACCCTTGCTGGTTCCGCGGTCGTCCACCTTGGTGATGGTTCCCGAGAAGCTGACCGAAGCGGAGCCGCCAGGGTAGGCCGAGGCGGTCTTAGCGGTGAAGGTCAGCTTGGCGCCGAGCTGCGGGATGCTGGTGGCCTTGGCCACGCCCTCGACGCTGATCTCGGAGCGGCGGTCGTCGTAACGAGCCGTCACCGTGTTGCCTTCTTCGTCAACGACCGTGCCGGTGTTGTTGAAGCCAGAGCTCACGGAGTAGCTCTGGACGTAGAGGGAGGCAATCTGGCCGGGGCCGATGCCGTAGAGACAGACTACGCCGTTGTTTACTTCGCTCATTCTAGTCCTGCGTTAATTGGCAACCGCTTAGACGGGAGGGAGGACGGTCAGGATGTCGAAGGCAAAGGAAGTCGCCCAGGAGCGCTCGTCGACCCCTTCGTCTTCCGAGCGGTAGGTCACGTCGTAACAGGTCGCGTCGCCCGTGGCCACAAAGGCGGCCTGGATGGAGTCGAGGTCGCGCATGTTGCCGGCGAGGGAAGCGCAGCGCTCGCGGTGCACGGCCAGAGTCGTGTCGTCGGCGTTAGAGAAGAGGGTGATGCGGACGGAGCAGTCGTAGTTGCCCAGGCCTTCGGGGAGGTCGGCAGGAGCCCGGGCGGAGTCGCAGAGCACGACGGCCTTCGGGAGCGTCTGCGTGACGGCGCTGTCGCCCGTCAGGATCTGCACGCCGGCGAGGCCGGACTGGGAGGAGAGGTAGGTCGCGAGGGTTCCCTCGACGATGTGGCGGATGGAGCGTGTTCCCATGGGTTATTTCTTGTTAAACTTGTTAATAGGTTTGCGCATGCGGTAACGCAACATGGCAGGCATCTGCTTGACGCGGTTGCCATAGACCAGGCCAAGGGTGTCGGCTTCGTCGGCGATGCTGTTGATGTTTCCAAGGGTATTGGTCACGGAGACTTCCGCGATCTTGTCCGTAAAGTTTGTGATATTCCTTCCAGGGACGCTGGTATGCGTAATAACCCAAGCGGCCTTGCGTAGCTCGGCACCGGGCTCGCCCTGCTGTCCATTATTATCAGCAGGACGCGGCAGGGAAAACAAAGCCTTTGCCCATCCGGACTTAATCGCTCCGACCATGCGCTGTCGGTCTAGCACGTATTCATCCAGTACAGACTTATCCTGAACAAGCATCTTGGCAGCGACTGCACGCTGGTTCTTCTTGATGCGTCCACCTCGCCGACCCTTGACCTGGTCATGGATGGAGCGTAGGTTTACGGCGTAGGCCTGCACTCCGTATTCATTCTTCACGGGGTTCGCTCGGTTAAGCCAGTTCTTGGCCTTGGAAAATGCTCGCTGACGGTCAGTGTCGGCGATGATTTTGCCCATGATGTTCTTGGCCTTGAAGGCTCCGTTCAACTGACCTCCGTCAATGATGCGGTTGAATGTCCCAAAGTCGCCTGTCTTGACCGCAAAGGCGATCTGATTGACCGCCAAACCTACCACGCCGCGGGCCGAAGAGTCGTTAGCGGCCACGAAGATTTTGGAGATGTCTCCGGCAACGGCGTTAAGACCGGCACGCTTGGCCGCAGCGCTTAGTCCGTTGCCTCCGCCTAGTGGCATCGGAGGGGTGAACTTGGCCGCATCCTGGCAGGCGAGCATGGCCTGCTCAAGGACGGCGTCGCGCATGGTGATCTTCATCCCAGCTGCGAACTGGCGGCAGGCCTCCACGAACTCCGCGAGGGACTTCGGCTCGATGGAGACCTTGGCCGGCATTACTGGTTATCGTCGATGACGACGAGGGTGACCCACGCCGACCCGGGCTTGTAGGTCTGGGTCGTGATGCGGACGTTCTTCCCGCCGGCCACGATCTTCTTGCCCTGCGCGAGGGACGGGATGGGGGCGCCGCCGACGATGATGGCCGTAGATGCCCCCGTAGACCCGTCTGGGAGGCTCCAGGAGGCCGTTGCGGCGGGGATGCGGACGTTGTACTGGGTTCGCTCCATATAGCCCCCAGCTTCGAGCACCGTCTGCACGGCAGGGTCGGAGATGAGGCATGCGAATGTAATCGCTCCAGAGTTGGCCGAACCGGCAACGGCAAAATCGGCGCACATCTCCTTCGCGTCGGGCAGGAACTCAGCGTACAAACTCATAACCCTGCGGAGATTGGCAAAGGGCACAAAAAAAGACCCCCGTTTCCGGGGGCCTTGCTTTGCCGTTGTCAGACCGCTTAGGCAGCGGTGACGTAACGGACGGCGCTCGTACCGCGGCCCTTGTTGGCGCCGACGAGGATCTGAGCGATGCAGCGGATGTTGCCCGTTTCGGCCTGGCCGACGAGCACCTGGACGGAGAGACCAGACTCGGCGGTGGCGACGCTGGCGCTGAAGCCGGCGATTTCGGCCATCGGAACGCCGGTGGCGACGAGGAGGGCGTCAGGGCCCATGGCGATGCCAGCGAGGTTTTCGATGTTCGGGATCTGGTTCCACTGGTAGATGTCCATGCCGGCGACCTGACCGACGTTGCCGGTGGTGACGACGGTGTTGGCGCTCGGGTTGAGGGAGCCGTAGATCTTAGCGTCGTTGCGGAGGCTCTTGAGGTAGCCGTTGTTCACGAGGAACGAGCGGGGCTGGCCGGCCTTGGCAGCGTCGAGGAGGAACTGAGCCTGGGTCACGTCGTCGTAGCCGAAGTTGGCTTCGGTGACGATCTCTTCGGTGGCGAAGTTGGCGGTCGTGAAGACCGAGCCGATTTCTTCCCAGGTCTTGTCGACGATGGCCTGAGCAGCGGTCTTTGCGTAAGCGTTGATCAGGTACTGCATGCCGTACTCCTGGATGTCGAGGGGGGAGAACTCGTCGACATACTTGAAGTGCTTGAGGGTGACCGAGGAGGAGGTCATCGTCGCGCCGTCCACGTCGGACAGGTTGTTCGAGACCTTGTTATATTCCGACGCAACGCCGGCGCCCATCACGGGCACGAAAACGGTCTTGCCCGCGCGGCCGACGGAGGCCGAGAGGTTGACCGAGACGTTGTTCAGGATCGGGAGCTTACCGGCGACGGTCTGGACGATGTAGTCAGACAGGATAGCCGGAGCGGTAGGGAGGACAGTAGCCATAGTTGTATGTTATTGGGTGAGGGTTAGAGGGAAATGAGAGCGGCCTTGTGCGCGTTGAAGAACGCGATGCGGGCCTGACCAGCCGGGAGGGCGAGATAAGCGGCCTTGATGTCGGCGTTGCTCATCTTCACGGGCGAGTCGCCCTTCGGGAGTTCGACGGGCTCGGTGC